AAGACACAAGCCGAAATTGAAGAATTGACGCTGACAGAACTGAACGAATGGTTCGCATATTTTAAGGTGATCGAAGATGGCAAATCAAAATCTTAATTTCACGATCACAGCGAAAGACTTTACGCAAGGCACTTTCCGCAAACTGAACCAGTCGCTTGGCCTTGTTCGCAAGGCGCTGTTCAATTTTAAGGTCGGTTTGACAGCGGTTGCTGGTGCGGCTGGTATTGGCTTGCTAGTCAAGTCATCACTGCAAAGCATCGACACGCTGGGCAAGACCGCAACAAAGCTGGGCGTTACCAGTCAAGCATTACAAAAACTGCGATATGCGTCTAATCTGGCTGGCGTGGAAACGCGCACAGTCGATATGGCAGTGCAAAGATTTACGCGCCGCCTAGCGGAAGCAGCAAAAGGCACTGGTGAGGCGAAGGGGGCATTACAAGAACTTGGCCTTGACGCAAGAAAACTGTCAAAAATGCCGCTTGAGGATCAGATGCTTGCGCTTTCTGATGCTTTTGAAAAAGTCGAAAACAGCGGTGATCGCGTCAGGCTTTCTTTTAAATTGTTTGACAGCGAGGGCGTCGCCTTTTTGAATACTTTGCAAGGCGGCAGCGCGGCTTTGAATGAGATGTTCAAAGAAGCCGATAAGCTGGGTTTTGTGCTGTCTAGTGGCGCAGTAAAGGGCGTTGAGGACACCAATGATTCCCTTTTAAAACTTTCTATGATGTTTAAAGGCGTGCGCGATCAGATTGTTGCTGGTTTAGCACCGGCATTTCGCGTCATTGTTGATTTAATTCGCGATAAATTAGTGAAAGCCATCGAAAAAGCCGGTGGTATGAAGAACTTTGCTAAAGAGCTTGCACTTTCTGTTATTGATATGGCTGAGAATATAAGCAAATCAATGCAGGGTTTTGTTAATAGAATTGTGCGGGGATTGAATTTTATCATTGATGCTGCGAGATCGCTTGGCCGGATAATTGATAGCGATACTTTAAAGTCGCTTGATCGAGTTGGCACATATTCATTCGTTACGGCTGGATTTTTTGATGATTTAAGAGAGGCGGTTGATAAAACTGGGGTATCACTTGAAAACACAACGCAAAAAATGGCAAATATGAACCCACAAGCAAGCAGCCTAACATTAAAATTAAAAGAGGCTTTTGGCGCTGGAAAAACTGTTGCAGAACAGTTTGAAGATAGCATTGTAAAAGCTGCGCGTTCTCTTGAGGACAGTTTTGCCGGAATGGTAACTGGCACAATGACTGCAAAAGAGGCGTTTAGGAATATGGCGCAATCCATTCTTGGGGATTTGGCACGCATTGCTGCAAAACAAGCAGCAGTTAGTATTATGGGCGGCAGTGGCGGTGGAAACATCCTTAGCAGCATCGGTTCATTTTTTGGCTTTGGCGGTGGTAAGGCTATTGGTGGCGCAGTGCGTGGCGGGCAGTCTTATATGGTCGGGGAGCGTGGCGCAGAGATGTTTGTGCCAAATCAAAGCGGCACAATAGTGCCAAACAACAAGCTGGGCGGCGGTCAAGTTACTGTTAATCAGACCATCAACCTGTCAACGGGCGTTTCTCAGACAGTACGCGCTGAAGTAATGAATATGTTGCCACAAATTAGCGAAGCTGCCAAAAGCGCGGTTTTAGATGCAAGGCAGCGCGGTGGTTCATTTGCTAGTGCGTTTGGGGGTTAATTATGGCTATAACCTATCCGCTTGCATTTCCAACACATACGGGCGTTTCTGGCGTTAATCTAGTTGCGCGTAACATCATTGGTTTGACATCTTCGCCGTTTACGCTTGCCACTCAAGTGCATAAATTCCAAGGTGCTAGATGGGAAGCCGATATTTCATTGCCGCTAATGAAACGCGAAGATGCCGAAATTTGGATTGCGTTTTTTATGAAACTTTATGGCTCTGTTGGATCATTCTTGCTTGGCGATCCTAATGGCGCAACGCCACGCGGATCAGCGGCCACAGCGGCTGGCACGCCGGTTGTTAATGGCGCAAGCCAAACTGGCAACGAATTGGATGTTGATGGGCTTCCTGCGTCTGCTTCCGGCTATTTGAAGGCCGGTGACTATATCCAGCTTGGCAGCGGATCAACGGCGCGACTTTATAAGGTTCTAGACGATGTTAATAGCAATGCGTCTGGTGAAGCAACTATAACATTATGGCCGGATTTGCGATCATCCCCGTCTGATGGAGCCGCTATTGTTGTTTCTGATGCAAAAGGTGTGTTTCAATTATCAACACCAATAACAAACTGGCAAATAAATAACGCGGGTTTTTATCAAATGTCATTTGGCGCGGTTGAAAAATTATGAGCCGGTCATTAGGCACAGATTTCACAAACAGCTTGTCAGCGGCTTCTTTGCAGCCGTTTTTTGCTGTGCATTTGGCTCTTGATGGCGGCGATCTCCGTATTTGGACGGGCTTTGGCACAATTTCATTTGGCGGCGAAGATTATGATGGCGGCGGGAATATGCTTGCTATTAGCGACATTGATGAAACCAGCGAAATCCGCGCCACCGGAGTGAATGTATCGCTATCTGGGTTGCCATCATCACTTGTTTCGGCTGCTTTGACTGAGGATTATCAAAACAGGCCAATGACATTATATTTTGGCACATTGGATAGTGCCGGAGCGATAAACGATGATCCATATGTTGTCTTTAAGGGGCAGATGGATCAAATGTCAATTCAAGAAAGCGGAGAAACGGCGACCATTGTTATAAGCTGTGAAAGTCGCTTGATTGACCTAGAGATTGCAAGAGCACGGCGATACACAAGTGAAGACCAAAAAATAGATTACCCAAATGATAAAGGACTGGAGTTTATAGCAGACTTGCAAGATAAACAAATTATTTGGGGCAAAAAGTAATGAGTTGGCTTTCAAAGTTTTATCGTGGTGTCAAGAAAGCTATTAAAAATCCAGCGACCTTGATTACCGCCGCTGTTTATGCAGTGACAGGCAATTATGCTATGGCGGCAGTGACAATAGCTGCCGCTGGCACGGCTGCGGCACTTGCACCAAAGCCGGATGTGCCAGACTACAACAATTACACGTCTGAATCGCAAGATCGCACACAAATGATAAAACAGCCGATTGTGCCGCGCCGTTTTGTTTATGGTGAAACGCGCATTTCCGGCGTTCTTGGGCATATGGAAAGCACCAACAACGATTTGTATTTGCATATGGTCATTTTGTTGGCATCACACGAAATCAATAGTTTCCAAACAATATATTTAAATGATGAGGTTTTAACGCTTGATGGCAGCGGCAACGTAACCAGCCCATCACGCTATAATGGAAAGGTGCGGGTTAAACTGCACACGGGAAGCAGCACGCAAACCGCAGACAGTGATTTGGTGTCTGAAAGCGCAGTCTGGACAAATGACCACCGGCTGCAAGGCATAGCCTATATGTATGTGCGGCTTGAATTTGATAATGACGCTTTCCCGACTGGCGTTCCTAATTTTAGCGCAAAGGTTCGCGGCAAAGAACTTTATGATCCGCGCACCGGCACAACTTACTATTCAGCAAACCCAGCCCTTGCGATCCGCGATTATTTATCAAACAGCACATATGGATTTGCGGCTGATGCGGATGAAATAAACGACACAGAAATATCTGCGGCGGCAAATATTTGTGATGAAAGCGTTGCGCTTTCTGGCGGTGGATCAGAAAAAAGATATGAAATCAACGGCACATTCACAACCGGAAATGCACCGAAGCGCATTTTGCAAGAAATGACAACAAGTTGCGGCGGGATTGTTTCATATGTGAATGGTAAATTCACGATAAAGGTTGCCGCATATCGTTCCCCATCAATAACTTTAAATGAAAACGACGTTATCAGCGCAATTTCAATTCAAACAAAACGCAGTAAGCGTGACAATTATAACGCAGTTAAAGGCGTTTTTTCACCGCCAGAGACAAGTTACGTTCCAACAGATTATCCAGTTTTAACAAGCAGCACATTTGAAGCTGAGGATGGAAATTTGCGCAAGTTTTTGGATTATAATCTGCCATACACAACAAGCAGTGCAATGGCGCAACGATTAGCAAAAATTGCCCTTTACCGAAACCGACAGCAAGTAACAATGTCAATGAACTGCACAATGAAAGCGTTTGACCTTTCGGTTGGCGATACAGTGCAAATTGATAATGATCGTTTGGGTTTTTCTGGAAAAATATTCGAGGTTGTTGAATGGTCGTCTGGCATTAGCGACGACGATAATGGAATGCCCGTCATTAACGTTTCACTATTCTTGCGGGAAACAAACAGCGCAGTTTACGACTGGAACGCTGATGAAAAGGTTTTCACTTTAGACAACACAAATCTGCCAAATCCGTTTTCCGTACCGGCTCCAACAATATCGCCATCCGATATTCTTGAACTGTTCAATCAGCAAGCTATTTCGGTTTTGATTGCGGACGTTGAAAGCACAAGTGTTTATGCCGAAAGGTTTGAAGTTGAAGCAAAATTATCAACAGAAACACTTTATAAATCACTTGGTATTGGTTCAAGCAATCGCTTTACGTTGGTTAATGTAAAATCTGGTGGATTATATAACATACGCGCAAGGGCTATCAGTTCGCTTGGAGTTAGATCAGCGTGGGCAACGGCTAACCATACGATTGTCGGCCAAGCTGCGGCTGCGTCTGATGTGAC